CTGGTGGTGGCATTGGCGGACTCGGCGGCTTGCTGGGTGGCTTGCAGAACGTCTACAGCATGTTCACTGGCGGCGCCACGTCTGGCCTGGCTAACCTGATCGGTGGGGCTGGCAGCCTGTTTGGCGTTGAGGCTCTGTCGTCTTTCGCCGCTGGAATGAAGGGTGCGACTCTGGCAAGCGGTCTGGCTGGCCCGACGACCGCAGGCGCCAGCGGCGCCACGGGCCTGGGTGCCTCCATTGGTGCGGCTGCGCCGTATGTGGCTGCGGCCGCGCTGGCGTACTCCGCGTTGCAGTCGCTCGGCGCATTCAAGGGCGCGACCTACCACACCGGCTCGGCCATCGGCTTCAACGCCGACGGCAGCAACACGGGCCGTTTGGGCGTCAAGCAGACGTTCATGGACCAGCGAGTCTGGGGTGGCTTCACTGAGGTCGACAAGCGGGGCGGCGCGATCTACGCAGATCCGCTGACCTCGATCGGTTCGGCCATCGTCGGCGCCGTCAACAGCACGCTGCAGACCTTTGGCAGCAGCAACAAGGTCAGCGCCTTCGCAGCGTTCGGCGCCGACGGAGACGACGCCTCTGAGGGTGTGCTGCGGGTCTACGGTGCCAATGGACAGGTGCTGGCTGGCAACAGCCGACGCAAGTACGCCAAGAATCCACAGCAAGGGTTTCAGGAGTACCTGGCGGAGGCTGGACGCGTTGCCCGGGACGCTCTCATCAATGCGGGCATCCCTGAGTGGGCCAAGTCGATTCTGTCGAGCCTGGGTGCATCGCCTGAGCTGACAGCAGTCACGCAGGCGGTGGCCCAGATCAACCAGACCCAGGTGGCCATCAAAGCCATGGGCAAGACGTTCGCCCAGCTGTCGACGCTCAGCAGTGAGGCGACCGGCTCCCTGCTGAGTCTCTTTGGCGGGATCGAAAACCTGGTGTCGGCGACCTCGGCCTACGCTGACCTCTACTACACCGACATCGAGAAGGCGCGCAAGACGGCCTCCCAGATGACCGAGGCTCTGCAAGCGGTTGGTCTGACGCTGCCTTCTACCAAGGATGGCTTCCGCAGCTTGGTTGAAAGCCTGGACCTGGGCACAGAGTCGGGCCGCAAGGCCTACGCCACGCTGATGCAGCTTGCGCCAGGCTTCTCGTCGCTGACCGAGGCCATGGCCAACATGGGCGCCGGCATCGAGAGTGAGATCGAGCGGATCAAGGGTCTGTCTGCTGAGCAGCTTGGTGGTGGCTTTGCCGACCTCCAGGCGCGTTTCGCTGTCACCACAGCGCAGGCTCGAGCAGGCGACAAGACCGCAGTCGATGCGCTGCCGAAGATCAGCCAGGCTCTGCTGGCGGCTGCCGAGAACAGCGTCTCGACGTCGATCGAGCTGCAGGCCATCCGGGCGTCAACCCAGGCAAGCCTGGAGGCCACGCTGGCGGCGGTGCGTGCGCTGGCTGTTCCGGGGTTCGCCTCGGGCGGCAACTTCAGCGGTGGCTGGAGGATCGTCGGCGAACGTGGCCCCGAGCTGGAGGCAACGGGCGCGGCGCGGATCTTCAACGCGCAGGACACGGCGCGGATCTTCTCTGCCAAGGGGAGCAACGATTCGGTTCTGCGGGAGCTGGTTGCAGAGGCCAGAGCCCAGCGCCAAGACCAGCGAGCGCAGTCTGCGGCCCTGGTGGCCTACATGGGCCGCGTGGCTCAGATCCTCCAGGCTGTGTCGCAAGACGGCACTGCCCTCACCGTCACAACGGCAAGCTGACCATGCACTTCATCACTCCCGTGACCGTCACGCCGGCCATGCTGGTGTCGTCGTCGCTGACCGAGTCGGAGCACCCGGCCTGGAACGCGGCGACGACCTACGCCGTCAACGACCTGGTCATCTACAGCCAGTCCATTTGGACCCGGCTGACCGCTGGCGTCACTGCCGCCGCGCCGACGGCAGACCCGACAAACTGGCTGCGCATTGGCCCCACCAACCGGTGGGCCATGTTTGACCAGGCAACCGGTACGGCCAGCGTGGCCGCCAGCACGATCAACTTCAAGATCAAGCCAGGCATGGTGCGGGCGCTGGCCCTGCTGGACCTGAACGCAAACAGCGTGACGGTGACCATGCGCAATGGCGCCACGGTTGTCTACACCCGCACCGTGAGCCTCAACACCGGTTACGGCGTCTACGACTGGTACACCTACTTCTTCGCACCCATCGTGCTCAAGCGCACCCTGGTGCTCGACGACCTGCCGCCCTACAGCGACGGCGAGATCGAGGTGACCGTCAACGGTGACGCATCCACCCAGCTTGGCACGGTGGTGGTGGGCGGACTGTTCGAGATCGGGCAGACCGAGTACGGCATGCAGCTGGGCATGCTGGATTACTCCAAGAAGTCCACCGACGACTTCGGCGCCACCACTGTGGTGGAGCGGGCCTATGCCAAGCAGATGACCGTCCCTGTGGTGGTCCGCACTGGTGACGTCGACGAGGTCGCACGCCAGCTCCAGATCATCCGCGCCAAACCGGTGGTCTGGATCGGCTCGACCAAGTTCGACCAGTCCGTCATCTACGGCTTCTTCAAGAACTGGTCTGTGGACATCGTCTACGACCAGATCGTCAACTGCACCCTGACCATCGAGGGCCTGACATGATTCGACCCCTTCCAGATCCGCCATCGCGCGACAACCCTGGCCCGTTTGCTGCGCAGGCAGACGCGCTGCTGGCGGCCCTGCCAGGGTTCGTCGCTGACGCCAACGCGCTCGAGCAGTCCCTGATCTTCGTGGGCACCACCGGCCAGAGCTCCACAGCATTGGCTGTCGGCTCCGGCGTCAAGACCTTGACGGCCAGCACCGGCAAGGCCTGGGTGGTTGGTGCCTGGGTGCACCTGGTGTCCGCCGGCGGCATCGGCAACGTCATGGTCGGCCAAGTTCAGTCCTACAACGTCGACACTGGCGCGCTGCAGGTCAACGTCGGCGCCTTCTCAGGGAGCGGCACGCACAGCGACTGGCTGATCGGTCTGTCGTCGCCGCAGGCGCCGATCACCGCGGCGCTGTTGGCTGCGGGCGCTGTTGCTGATAACCTTGGCTACGTACCCGTCTCCCCGACTGATCTCACCAATCAGGTGGCGACCTCTTTTGCGTCCGTGCCCGGTAAGAACCGGGTCATCAATGGCACGTTTGCGGTGAACCAGCGCGCCTTTGCTGGCGGTTCGCGCACGTCTGCACAGTACGGTCACGACCGATGGAAGGCGGGCTCCGGCGGTGCAACATACACCGTCACGGGCGAGACAGCCACCATCACGGTCGGCACCTTGCAGCAGGTCATTGAGGGCGTTAACGTGCCCGAGGGTGGCACCTACACCCTGAGCTGGTCTGGCACTGCCCAGGCCCGGGTGGACGGCGGCAGCTACGCGGCGAGCCCCATCACTGTCACGGGCAAGACGGCCGGCAGCAACATCACCATCGAGTTCGGCACGGGCACCGTAACCAAGGTGCAGTTTGAGGCTGGCAGCACGCCCACGACCTACGAGCGCAGGGGCTACTCCCAAGAGCTGGCCGCCTGCCAGCGGTACTACCTGGCGATGACCGGGCGTGTCATCGGTGTTGCCGGTGTGGCGGGGAGTTCTGCTCAGTATGCATACGCGCCTCTGGCTTTTCCGGTTGAGATGCGAGCAGCGCCAACGGTCAATTACGCACTCAGCGGGAATGCGAACGTGAGCACAGCCGCACCGCAGGACTCGTCCAAATGGGGATGCTCGCTGGTTATCAATGCTGCCTCAGCAGGCCAGTTCTCAATCAACTTCACCACCCTGTCCTTCGACGCGGAGCTATGACCATGTACCGACTCACCAGCAACGGCGAAGTGATCCGCCTCTCTGACGGCGCCTTGATCCCCAACGACCCCGACAACCGCGACCGCCAAGCCTACGAGGCCTGGGTTGCAGCGGGTGGCATTCCATCCTGAGATGCGTTGTAACCGAATCAAGCCCGCCACTCGGCGGGCTTTTTCATCATGGAGGCCTGATGGCAGAACCCCAGACCAGCGTCACGGCGGTGATCGTTGCGCTTCTCACGCCGTTGACCGGCCCCTTCTCGGTGATCGTCTTCGCGGCCCTGGCCGGCGCCACCTGGCCGCTGGCTGCAGCCGACACGGCCACGCGCAAGCAGGGAGCCTTCCTCCTCATCCGGCTGGTGCTCACGTCGGTGGCGCTGACCGGGTTCGTGGCGTTCCTGGTCGAGCGGCAATTCGGGTTCCCAGCAAACAAGCTGCTGGCGCCGGTGGCCTTCCTGATCGCCTGGTTCGGTGATGCCTGGCGAGACCCGGGCGCCCTGGTCGACAAGGCCACGGCCATCGTCCGGCAGATCAAGGGCGTTCTTGCGGGGGGCGGCCAATGATCTACGTCTACCTCAACTTCGTGCTTTCAGGCGCACTGTGGTGGACGTGCTTCTGCCGCGTGGTGCGCACCGACACCCAGACGCACATGGCGGTGCGCGTGGCGTTCTGCCTGCTTGCAGCCGTGGCCGCTGCGTGCGCCATCGCGCCGTTCGGCGTCTTTGCCCCTGCGTTGCCGGCCGACGAACCGTCGGTGATGCAGCTGGTGCTCCTGGCAGCCATGGTGATCGTGCAGACCCTCACAGCCAAGTTCTGGAAGGACGGAGTCCCCGCCCACTTCCAGTGTGAGTTGGTCGACCGCTCAGACGCCAACGAGGTGCACCCATGATGATCCGCGACGAGTTGCTCGAGGGCGTGCTGCATGGCGCTATCTTCCCGGCGCTGGCTGACCTGCCGCCCAAGTTCTACACGCCCGAGGCGCTGCAGCTGCAGCTGGCCATCGGGTTGCAGGAGTCGAAGCTCAAAGACCGCTGGCAGGTGCTCAACGGCGGGCGCAAGGGCCCGGCGCGCGGCCTCTGGCAGTTCGAGCAGGGCGGTGGCGTCGCTGGCGTGCTCAAGCACGCGGCCACGGCCACGCTGGCGGCTGAGGCCTGCAAGCGCCACGGCGTGCCCGCGACGCCTGCCGCCGTGTGGGCAGCGCTGGAGACCAACGACGTGTTGGCCGCGACCTTCGCTCGCCTGCTGATGTGGACCGACCCGCGTCCGCTTCCCGCTCCGAATGACACCCAGGGCGGCTGGGCCTACTACGAGCGCAACTGGCGCCCGGGCATGCCTCACCCGGCAACCTGGCCGACGCACTGGGTGCGCTGCCGCCGGTTCGTCTTTGGGAGCTGACATGGCCAAGGTGCTTGACCTGCTCGACGTGGTGCCCGGGTGGTGCTGGGCCATCGCCGTCGCGGTGCTTCTGGCCATGTGCGGAGCGCTCGAGGTGTCGCGCCTGTCGGCCAAGGCCGACGCCAGCCGGGCCCGGGCGGATCTGCTCGCCGTTCAGCTGGCGAGCGCGCACGCCATCAGCCTGGAGCAGGAGCGAGCGCGCAAGGAAGAAAGGCGGCTGTCCGCCGCCGTGCTGGAGGTACAGGATGCTCTCGCCAAGGAAAGGGCTGGCTCTGCTGGCCGTGTTGCTGACCTGTCTGAGCGGCTGCGCAACGTCGCCCGCCCCGTGTCCTGTCGCCCCGCCGCCAGTCGAGCGCCCGCCGCTGCCGGCGCAGGTCATGGACAGCCCGATCCCGGATTACCCGGCCTGGCTGGAGCGGATCTTGTCGTCCTCGATGGACAGGCTCTGGGTGAGCTCGCCACCTTCGCCGAGTCAGCCGCCGACACCGGCCGCACGCTGACCCAGGCGCGGCGTCTGCTGCGCGAGTGCTGGCAATCAGGAGCAGTACCCGCTGGGCCATGACGCCCGAGGCGCTCGAAGCGGAGCGCATCGCCAACCGCTTCGGCCTGGCCTACCTCAGCCGCGAGGGCTTCGAGAAGCTGGCCCGGCTCATCGCCTGGGTGCGATCTGGCCGCCCGCTGCCACCCGTCGAACAACCGCCCGACCTCATCAAGCCGCCGCCAGAGCGTGTCGGCTGACCGATTGTCTCCTCAGCTCTTAACCAGAGCCTTCGCCCCCGCTTTGCCAGGCTTCGGCCCGGTGAGGCGGGGGCGCTTTTTTGCGTTTTGGTGGGGATGTGCAGGGCACAGCCGTAGGCACATTTGTGGGCATCGCCGGAAAAGTCGCCTCACATGCCCCATCAGAGCAGCATGTGTGCCTCTCACCGCACCCGCCAATTCTGCGCAACCATTCACGGACGATCGCCACGGTTTGAGGCGATTTCCCTGCAGAATCAGGCCCCTGATGGGGCCGATTTGCCAACTTTGCGCAACGACTGACGACATGCGCCGACTTTATCCGTCGGCATCGCAGTAGGCACCCAAATCGCAGGATTACAGGATGCCTACAGTCAACAAGCTGACCGATGCGCAGTGCCGCAAAGCCGAGCCCAGGGACAAAGCCTACAAGGTCTTCGACGGGCTGGGGTTGTTTCTTTTCGTGAGCCCTAAAGGCGCCAAGGTCTGGCGCATGGCCTATCGGCAAGACGGAAAGGCGCAGACCCACGTCATCGGCCCTTATCCGCTCATCAGCCTGGCAGACGCTCGAATCAAGCGCGACGAGGTGCGCCGCACGCTGGTGGATGGAGGAAGCCCGAAGGCCCCCAAGGCTAGGCCAGGCTTGCCCACGCTGGGTGCCGCTGCGGATGCCTACTGGGAGGGGCGCCTGGACGTGACGGATGCCTACCGGATGAACGCTCTGAACGGCATCAGGCACCACCTCGAGGGGCTGTGCCCCAAGCCGATCGACCAGGTGACGCGCCAGGATCTGCTCGACGAGCTGCTGCGCATGGACAAGGCCGGGCTGTTGGTCTACGTCCGGGCGGTGCGTTCGTGGGTGTCTCAGGTGTTCGACTGGGCCATCGAGCGCGGCCACCGGGACGACAATCCTGCGGCTTCGATCAAGCCGCAGAAGGCTTTCCGGGTTCCGGCCCGGGAGTCGCACGCGGCCATCGCTCCGTCACAGGTGCCGGAGTTCTTCGCGCGCTTAGCCATCGAGGCCGAGCTGCAGTCGGTGCTCGCGTGCAAGCTGCTGGCCCTGACCTGGGTGCGCACGGTCGAACTGCGCACAATGCGCTGGGCGGAACTGGAGGGCCCCACCGATGCGTGGACGCTGTGGCGGATTCCGGCCGGGAAGATGAAGCGGCGCAACGAGCACATCGTGCCGCTGTCGCGCCAGGCTGTCTCCGTGCTGGCCGTGCTCAGGCAGCGCGCCAACGGGTCCGAGTTCGTGTTTCCGGCTGAGCACACCAAGGCTCGGCCGATGAGCGAGAACGCCGTGCTCTACCTGCTGCACCGCATGGGCTACAAGGGGCAGATGACGGGTCACGGGTGGCGCTCGGTGGCTTCGACCTGGGCCAATGAGGCGGGATGGACGCCGGACGCGATCGAGCGCCAGCTCGCGCACGTCCCTGACGACAAGGTGCGGGCGGCCTACAACCGCGCCGCCTACCTGCCACAGCGCCGGGAGATGCTGCAGGCCTGGGCCGACTGGCTCCAGGCTCAGGGGCTGGTCACAGGTTGATGCCTGCCGCAGCCAGGGTCGATCGCTTCCAGCCGACCGTCTTCTGGCTGAGCGCAACGTCTGGCGCTGGTAGTTTGTTGGCCTTGATCCACTTGCGCACGGTCTCCCGGCTGACTCCCAAGCGCTCCATGATGGATGCGCGTGTGTAGATCGGATCTTCCACTGGCCTGTCGTTTACTTCGCTCACGGGTTCTCCTTTGCTGCGTCGGTCTCGCTGTTCTGTGCATCTGGGTCGGCCGGATCGCTCAGTCCTGCCATCAGCGCGGCCTGGGTGATGCTGTACCCCTCATCGCGCAGGTCTATGAATCGCTGGGCATCTGCTGAGCTGCATTGGTACTGGCTCATGAGTCGCTGCATGCGCGCCATCACTCCCCCTCCCCCGCCATAGCAGCGGCGGGAATCAAGCCAAACATCACCGACAGCTTCCAGACGATGACCTTGTAGGCGCGTGCACCGTCCAACGTGTTGACCGTGCAGACCGACAGGGCGTGGTTGTGCATGTAGCCGTTGACTGTCAGCGTTGACCAGCAGTCGGCAGCCCATCGCCACTGAACGGCCAGTCGGCCAATCGTGAAGAAATGCGACGGGTTGGGGCAGTCGAAAAGTTCGCCGCGCTCTTTCCATTGCTGGCGGTAGTCCCTCTCAAGCAGCTCTCGGTCGGTGGTGGTCATTGGTGCTCCTTCATGGCGCGGATGGCGGTAGCGCACTCGCTGGCTGCGTATCGTGCGCGGTCATCCACCCAGCGTTGAATCTGTGAATCTGAGGCACCTGCCGCCGCCTCAAGCGCCCTGTCTGCGGCGAGGGTGCAGAGGCGGGAGATCTCATCAGTGATGACGCGCCAATAGGCTTCCTGCACCACTTCGTCGCCGTCGATGGCGTTACGGCAGTCGATGGAAAGGCCAGCAGCTTTCGCCATCTCGATCACTTGCTCTCGGGTGAATTTCATGCTGTCTCCAGTACACGGCAGCGGCTTGCCAGGTCAACAAGCCAGCGCGCCAGATCGGGGGGGGTGTGCTCTCGCTCGGCTTTGGAAATCTCGGGCTTCTTGTTGCCCAGCGATGCGCGGCCACAGTCGCCGATGACGTGCGTTGGCTCGGCCATCACCATCGGCATGTCTGGAACGTCGCGGGGCTCGCAGCCGACCACATAGAGCAGCGTCCGTTTGCTGGCTCGGTGACCCCACCAGTGCTGGTCGATGGGCAGCGTGAAGCCGCCGAACTGGTCGCGCTGGCCGGGTTTCGGGAGTCGCTGGTCCTCCCACAAGCCAGACGCCAAAGGATGCTCAAGCACGCCACCAAATGCCCGCACCAGACCGACAGCCAAGCGGGCGAGATTGCGCTCGTCCGGGCGCACGTTAGCGCGCCACGCGAACACGCCCCACCCACGGCATGGCGGATGCGCCACGACCGGCCAAGGCCCGTCATAGGTCCGCGCATCGCGCTCCATGTCGTACACCTCGACATCGGGCAGCGTCTTGTAGTGGCTGTCTGCGCGGGCGAAGAGGACGGCAACGGTCATCACTTGGCCTCCTTTGCTGCTTCGATGGCGCGGTATGTGGCGTGCTGTGCGATGTGCTCGATGGTGTCGGTGATGCACTTGTCACCGTTGGCGATGTCGGGGCATCCGGTGACATCGCGGATTGCTTCGACGGCCAACGCACGGATAGCGCCCAACGGCACAGAGTCGCCGCGCAACCTCTCCACCTCCGCCCGCAGTTGGTCGCGCTCGGCTTCGAGTGAGGCGATGCGGTTCAATAGGCGCTGGTTCTGGTTGCAAACATTGCTCCACTCGTCCATGTAGTGGTTGGCTTGCCGAACAAGATCGCCGACGTTGTATGCGCGTTCAGCGGCGCGGACGCCTGCCCGGAAACTCACGAAATCAGCGCACACTGGCTTCCATCTTTTGATCTCGTCATCGGTCATCGGCACTTTTGGCGCGTAGCTGTTGCTGCTCATGCTTCCCCCTTGGTGACGGGTGCGGGTGGGAGGGGCATCCAGTGCTGATAGGGCGGCGTGTAGCTGACGCCGTGACCGCCGATGATTTCGACGTGCTCGGCGCGGTCGTGCCAATGACTCCAAGTGCCGTCTTCCGTGTAGTCG